GAAGATAATAATATAGCAACAAAAAAAACAAAAATATTAAATATCATTTTTGTTATCCAATAATTTGTAAATATATGTTTGTGTTATCATCCAAAAAATGTATCCAGTGTACTCATCTTTTCTATTTTCCATCCCATACAATCTAAAATTATCTTAATAGGATCTATGAACGCTTTAGAGAACTGCATATCATAGTCAATATATTCTTGTAATTTAAATTCTTTTGGTAGACGAGATGGATATGATATTACATTATTTTTCAAATGATTGGGCATCTTCAAGTAAGTAAACTTGATTTTCTCGCCTTCTTGTATGAGTGGATATTTTTTAGTGAGTTTATTGTCTTTTAAAAATTGATTGTAAAGTATAGCACCCCTAACATGAATTGGTGTTCCCAACTTAAATAGGGTAGCAGCATCAGAGTATTTATTCAATCCGTTGAGTCCTCGAGGTGAAGAAATCTCTTCCGCGGGCAACTTACTAAATTCTTCTTTAAAATCAACAATAAACTTATGTATATCATCTTCAGTTCCAGATAACATTAACTTAATAGCTTCCGACATCTTAACTCGAATTGCTTGAGGAGTAGAAGATTTGATCATTTCCAAACCCATTACTTTCATGTGTGGTTCGTTATATGTAATACCCTCATTGTTGTACACATTAAGAATATAACGCTTCTTAGCAGTCCAGATACCTTTGTCTGCCAATGCTTCTCGTTTCATCCGCATCTTCTGGTCATAAGCATGAACATAGTCAGCCAATTCTTGAAATGATTTATCGATATATGGTTTAATTTTATCTTCACACACTTTGTCCATGAATTCGATTATTTTATTAGGATTCATTATAACAGAAACATCATCACTATAAATTTTCTTAACTAAATCACCAAGTCTTAAATAAATTGAATCTGTGTCCGAAGCAATAACATAATCTGCATCAGTTCCTAATAACTTATTCATGTATTCATTAATCTTAGCCTCAATCCAACGAATAGAGAACTGACCAGACAATGTAACAGCAAGTGCCATTCTTAAATCATAGAATCTAAAATATGGGGAGCCAAGTGCGCCGTAAGCGGAGTTAAAGTGACACCTTTTTCGCAAGTTGCAAATTATCATATTTCGCAACTCTCCTTTCCAGTTCATGTTTATAATCAATCAATTCTGAATCAGACATATCTTTTAATAATTTCAAAACATTCACCTTTATTTTTTAATTTTATTATCGGTAACTTTTACAATCCTCTTTTTTCAAGTTCCGTTAAAACATTTTCATAATCTTGTTTTGCTTGAAGCATTAAATTCTTAAATTTCTTCCGATCTTGGTACATCTCTTCCATCATCTTGGGCAGAAATCCTTGATGATCTGTTCTAAAAAATTGGCCGTTAGGTGTGATTGTTGCATTTACTAATTTGGAGGTATCAACTTCTTTTTTTAACATCTTATCAACAGAAATTCCAGAAGAAAGAATATCAAGCATTTCTTGCGTATAATTTTCTGGTTGGATTAATGTTTCTGGACTTACATTGTACTGCATCAGGAGATGAGGATAGAGAGAATCCAAATCGAAAGAAGCAACCCAATCATGTTTACCTACTTGAGGACTTTTAACATATGCACCTTCAAAAGAAGCATCTTTATCTTTAGTGATCTTAGGTGGTACAATAATATTTCGTTCTAACAGATAAGAGTATGTTAATGCATCCCACATTCTAGTTTGAGCAAATACATCATCATAATTAGATTTAGTATCATAGGCTAAAGTAATTGCTAATTCCAATAACTTCAACTTATCTTCCAATTTTATAATGAGTTCCACATCTTTTATGTTATATTCCAAAAATTTTTGAAAGTTCAATCGATATAATTCATTCAGTGTATCATATTCTTCAAACGATAATTTACTTTCACCGAGTTCAACATTGGCAATAGAATTTAACTTATATGATTCTTGTGATTTACCTGATGGAGCATACCATTTGTATAGTTCAATATAATCAAGTGATGATACACCTAGAATATCATATGCTAGTAACTGTCTACCAGATACAAATGCTTGGCGTTCGGAAATATGACCCCAAGGAGATAATTTTTTTGCTTCATCTTCACCTAGAATTTTTTTAAATCGGTTTATGATATAAGGAACATCAAAGAATTTTGTATTCCATCCAGTAAGAATATCAGGACACTTGGCTTTCCATAGTTCCATGAATTTTTTACACAAAGTATATTCATCTTTACACTTTACATATAATTCTTTATTCTGAACTTGGTAATCACCGCATCCAAAAGCATAAGTATCGCCATTGAGATATGTAATAGTAATTGCTGTGATGGGCTCATTAGCATCATAAGGATTTGGAAATCCATTTTCCGAACTAACCTCAATATCAATTACACCAATCAAAATCTTATCTTGGTCCCATTCTACCATACCTTGATGTTGATCAGCAATATAAGCATATTCAAACCTGTTATTTCCATATATCTTATGGGAATTATCAACATCTTTAAATTGCTTGATGTAATCACGGGCTTCACTGATGTCACCAAAGACTTTCCGGTCTAGGTATATACCATCGAGTGAAGTAAAGTTGGTTACATTCTTAGATGGCACAAAGAGAGAAGGTGAATAATTTATTCTTGCCTTAACCCTCTTGCCATCTATTACGCCTCGGTAAAGAATATTATTACCAAGGCACTGGACTGATGTATAGAAGCCCATTAACCGGTGATGATTTGTTTTTTAGGGGGAACAATCAATCCTGTTCCAAAGATAGAATTGTAATTGGTGATAAAATCTTCGGCTGGTACATAATTATATACCACAATTTTCTTAGATAATACAATGGTAGATCCACTTTTTTGTTCAGCATGGATAGGAAAAGGTGCGAAGCCAACTTGTGGTTGTCCAGTTTTTGGATCACGGACAACAGCAATGCCAACTGGATTAACAAGAACAAATTCGGTTTCGGATTCAGTTTCGATTTCGGCAAGAACTTCTTCACCTGTAATTAATTTAAACGCTAGAATTTTCATAAGGACCTCATAATTTTAGATGGAGCGGGAGGCGAGAGTTGAACTCGTCTATTTCTGCTTGGAAGGCAGACGTGTAACCAAAAACACTTCACCCGCATCGAATAGTAATTATACATTAATGAGATGAAAAAGTCAAGCATGGTTGCGAAGGATGGAATTGCACCATCGACCTCTGGATTATGAGTCCAGCGTTCTGCTCCTGAACTACTCCGCATTATTATATATGCATAAATATTAACTAGTATCCATTTAATACCAAAAGAGGCTTAATTAATGAAAAAAATTCTTAGTATTATATCTCTGATGTTTATTACCATATCATCTTTTGCAGGAGATTTGGTTGCTATAGGTAAACATATGACACCTAAAGAAGTGAATACTGTTTGTGCTACAGTATATATTGGTGGTAACAATGATCCTAAAGAGGTCATGGAATCAATATTTGCTTGGTGTTCTTTTAGAGTACAGGATACTTGTATATTCTTATATCGTGATAATGATATCAAAGGTAAACAGGCTGCGGTTCAGGCTTGTTCTAAATTAGATGGTACCACTATTTCCGAAGAGGGTGCTGAAAAATTAGCAGCTACTCTTAATCAGATGAATATTCCTATTAACGAAGAACAGGCCCGTGCTAGTAGGGGCGAAATAGTTAAATTCCAAGGGATGTAAAATGGATCCATTAACAAAAATCTTTACTATTACCGGACTATTTGTTGTATTGTTCATGGCAGTATTTGCTTACGTTATAGTCCTTCATCCAGAAATTGTTGAATTGAAGCCATCCCCATATTATACGCATTAATTAACATAATACAATGTTTTTTGTGTACGAAATGGGGTATAGTATGGATTATAATTCTTATTGCTTGTCTGGATGTTAAAAATGCGGAAGACGAGTCTGACGAGTAAATTTTTACCAGTTTAATTGATCATGTATCAACTTACGATAAACTGACGTATGATGTTGACCAAATATATCAGGAGGATCGCCTGGTGTTCCTGATACAATTATAACCCTTCCCGCAGGAGAAAAATCAAAAGACGATACTGCTTGGGGACCGATAAGAGGTTTTAATTCACTATAATTATAAAATAAACCATAACCCGAAGCAAATTTAATTGTATCAGATTCAATTACAGTAGATAATTTCTTCCTAATATTCAAATTCAATTCAGTAATATATTTAATAATTTTTGACGATAACGAACTTCCTTGTAAAGACTGACTCCAATCTTCACCCTGTTCTAATGTTGCTGGTGTCTTAGGAACAAAATCTATATCATTATTAATTACAATAGCATTATCGTACTTCTGTGTTATTCTGGCAAAATCAGCAGCAAACGAAATATTTCCTGGTTTAGGTTGAGCAAATCCATAACTCTTTAGTTTGTATTGTGTTGTTTCAAACCCAAACACAGGAGATCCTTTTTTATCGTTAATCATAGCATAATGTAAAAAGGCATGAACTAAAGATACCATGGCAGCACCTTGAGAGTGACCCGTGATGTAAACATTCAAATTTGTTGGAACTTTATCGTGTAATATTTTCAAAATGCCAAAATTTTCATCAAGCATTAATGTAAATGTGGCATGAGCAAATCCTGAATGAACAGCAGCATCGGGCGAAAATAAAGATACAAATTGTACTTTATTACTTAAGAAGTTTTGGGCAGAAACTGGATTAGTAAGAACATCTTCAATGGCAGAAGGAACAGAAGATATTACAGTACCGCGAATTGCTATTGTATATGAACCTGCATATTTACCTACACCCTGATAAAGTATCCAAGCATTTTGCCAAGGACCAAATCCATTTAAAGAGGGATCATTGGCTAGTGTATTTTTATTCCATCCTTTTGGATATTTTTTATCTGCATTTTTAATTATAATATCATACAATTTATGCCAAGGATTTTTAGAATCGGGATTATTTTTGTATGTGGCTACTTTATCAGAAACATCTGATCGAGAATCATATATCTGTATCCATTTAGTAGGATCAATATTTGAAATAGAATTGGGCATATTTCCATAATTAAGTCTATCATCTTGGTCATTCAATTCAACACACATTTCAATAAATTGTTGAGCCTCATCGTATTTGTAACCAGATAATTCAATGGAACTATCATCCTGTACATTATCTGTTGGTTTAGTTGTTCTGGTAATTTCAGTCAAGGAAGCACATCCTGT